CAATGGTACAAAGAAGAAGTGGACTTAAATCACTTTTTGAATTTTGTTGCTTCGAGAATTAAGATGTCAAAGCAAGGTTTGAAAATGTCAATTTTAGATTCAAAATTATACTATAAGTTAAGACATAACCTTTTGAAAACGTATGTTTTAGCGAATTTAAATTTTGAAAATTTGGCTGAAAGACCTTTTAAATCATATCCTGAATTAGGTTCAAAATCTGAGAGGACTCCAGATTTTTTACAGAGAATGGATCAAGAGTTTTTATTGATAGAATTTACATTTTGTAACAAATACGAGTCTGTCTTAAGAACAAAAGAAATCTTTTCTAAGTATGATCCTGAAATAAAAGAATCTCAAGTACCAATTTTAGATTTTTATGTCTTCATGTCTTTAGATAAAGATATTGAGGACACATTAACTAATATATTTCTCATCTCAGAAAAGTTTAATTTGCAAATTTTAGATTCTATTAGGGAGGAATTGGAGGATGTTCATAATACTGTCTGTTCTGTTACAGCATATCTTAATGATTTTTTACCTGAATTATTATCTTTAAACATTGACAAAGTTGATGTCCAGATAAATGTCAATAATATAATTTCAGTTGAAGAGCCTTTCCCTTTGATTAGAAATATTGTAGGAAGAAAAGCGGTTAAGAATGTCAGGGTTAAATCATTGCTGAACAGATTCAATAAAAGACTAATAATGTCCCTTAGAAGGAAACCTAATTGGGGTAAATATATGATTGTAATAAATTTTGTTACAACATCGAGCTACATTGAAGAAAATCCTGATGGAATGTCTAAAGAAGAGTTGCTCAACATGTTAGATCTCTCTAGTGAATCTATTTTTGAATGTGTTAAAGTGATCGGCGACTTTTACACTGAAAGGGAGATATTAGCAGGTAGAAATCCAGATTTGTTAAAGGAAGATTTAGATAGAAAGAAAGATGAACATGTTTATCCTGATGTTTTCAATTATGAAAGGTTGTTAATGAAAAGATTAACTAGTTGTGAAATGAATACAGTTGCAGATTGTGATTTGAGTGTCACATCAAAAGATGTCTATTCTGTTTACAATGAAAATTTGGAGAAGTTGAAGAAAAGCTCTAATACTATAGAATATAAGTCATCACCATTTATATTCTATCCTACGGATTTATTAGTTAAGGGTCCTTTTAATGTCAAATTGCCAATTAAAGGTTCATTAACAGAAATTATTGTCAGACAAGCATTTAAGAAAAATGTTAAAGATAAAAGAACAATCACTCGCAACATTGACTATGATTCCATGTCCAAATTGAATACATTGGTTGCTAAAGAAGGTTATAATTTAAGAAGGAAATATCTATCAAGGTATTTAGAATTATCTAGAATGAGAAATGATAAATTTTTAAAATTAGTTAAAGAGGATGAAAGTTTAAGAGATATGAAGGAATTCAGAGATTTAAAATCAAAATATAAAAGTTATATTAATGAAGAAACTAAGTTAGTTTATGAGAATAGATTAAGAATTAATTTAAAGACAAATTCTAGGTGGGACTCAGAAATGGATCACTTTAAAAGGGAAAAGAATGTCCATAGAATAGTATCAGGGTTAGATATAGACACTACAAGAAATGATTATCAATCATTATTAAATGAACTTTTCAATCCTACGAACACATCTGTAGATGATAAAATATTTTCTGAAACTATTCCTTTGGGCGATACTCTTGCTAAAAATTGTGAAGACATGGCTCGTGATTTGAGAATGGAAGAAGAAGTTTTTAGAACAACAAGATTATGTCATTCTACACTGTTTATCAGTCAGTGGTCTTATAGCTTAATGTTTTATTCGAACATAAAATTAAATAAAGATGATTTCATTTATGATAATCTAGGATATGAAAATACATTATTAATAGTCAAAGGTGGGAAAAAGATTAGGAGCACTAGAACAAGCAGGTTTTTTAGACTTTTGTTTCCTATAACAGAATCACAATTTAAAATTGTAAATTCTAATAGCAATGAAACGTATTTTTATAAAGGACAGAGATATTTATTGACACCTTGGACTATGTTAAGAATCCCTTATTTAAAAAAGGGATTTGAGTTGTTTTCAAATTTCGGCAGTTTCTATATCAGCGATTACAAAGAATCCAATTTATCTTTAAATGATTATCAAAAGTTTATATCTATTAAAGTTTTATTAATGTTTTCTCAAAAAAGAAAGTTAGAAGTTTGGTTCTCTTCTTTAAGATACATCTTCTTCAATTCTCTAGGGACACATACTGATGTTCTTAGTCTTTTAGGCGATATGGCCATATTAGAATATGACAGCTTGATATTCTTACTGCAAAGATCATTTTTCAATTATTATACTGATATTGTTGAATCGGTTAGAAACAAAAGACTGTTTGATTTGGTTTGGTTGGATTCAGTTGACAATTTTGATTTGATGGCAGAAAGATTTGAAGAGAATATTTTTATGTCTAAAGCTCCTTTCAATCCCGTTTCAGAACATTTAAAGAATTTAAAATCTTTATTTGACACTCATAAATATTTTATAGAAAAGGTTGGAACTTGTGATCCTATTGAAATTTTAAGTGCTACAGATAAATGTAATTCAGAAGATTATTATAAAGAATTAGAAGAATGCGACTTTAATTTTGACTCAAAACAATCGTATCTTATGGGAGATTTTGCGGGATCATATATTAGTACGAATGCTAGTATTAATGAATTGATGGAAAAATTTAACGATTGCATGACCAGGAATTTCACAGAAATTAGTACAAGTAAAGGGATGAGAGAAGATCATGGTGCATTCTGGGGGAAGAAAGGGCATGATGTGGTTTATAATAAACTCCATGTGAATGTCGGGAAAATACTAAAAGAATTCCCTCAAACGCCAAATGAATATAATAGACTAATCAAGTCTATTGAACAAACATTTGTAGATAAGATTAATAATATTAAAAAGCCACAACTATTATTTGACATGAAAGATAAAGAACAATACAAGGGTTCTCGTGAAATTTACGTTATGAGTGAAGAAACAAAATTGATGCAAAATCCATTAGAAAAATTCTTTGCGAAATTATGTAGTTTCTTTCCTAATGAATTAATTCATAAGCCAAGTAGTAGTAGACCGAGATTCATCCACAGTAAAATGTTTGAACACACCAATGAAGAGGCAGAAATAATGTATTGTACTATGGATTGTAGAAAATGGGCACCTAGATCCAATTTATGGAAATATTATTTTTTCATTCAAGGCATGGCCAAGTATCTACCTGAAAATTTTACAGATTATTTTTTCAAGTTTTGGACATTAATGTTCACAAAAAAGGTAAAGATACAGTCACATTATATTGAAAAATTAATCACAAATGAAGGTTATAAACATATTACAGAGTATTTAAGCAGGGATGGTGAAGATTACTGTTTAACTATGCCGTACAGTTTTATGATGGGTATATTTAACTACTTATCATCATTAATGCATGCAGCATCACAAATTTATTTTGCTGATAAAATTGCACGCAATTTGAAGGTAGATTGTAATTTTGTTGCACACAGTGACGATAGTGCTGGTATTTTATTAGGAAAAAATTATGAACAGTGTTTAAAAGTATTCAAATATTATGAAAAATTCCAAAGAGGATTAAATCATTTGATGTCTAGAAAGAAGTGCAGCTTATCCAAAAGAAGCTTTGAAATTATTTCAATTATGTATTGTGATAAGGAATTTATACCGATGACTCACAAATTTTTAAGCAATGTGAGTTTTGATCCTAAAGGTGCAGGATGGTATGATGATGTTGCTGCAATCACAGGTAAAATTGTGGATTTATACAATAATGGTGGAAGTTATCTGCAATGCTACGCAGTTCAATTAGCAATGTCTGAATTGTTACGAAAGGCATATCATTTGCCAAGAACAGAGTTGTTATCGCATATACCTGTGGCTTTTGGAGGTGTAATTAATTATCATCCTGTCCATTCTATTTTAATAGGTAGCAGAGCACAAGAATGTTTATTGGACTTGGTTGAAGATGAGAAAACTAGGAGTACAAGGATTAAAACATACATAACTATTTCAGGTGATTACAATACAACTATAGGTTCAAAAGTACAGTATCAATTCCCCTATTATAGAAACCATGAAGATGCTTTAGATTTGACAGATGAATTGAAAGACAAATTAAGTGCAATTTCAACTCTTCCATTCAGAAGTACATTAATATCAATATTAAAACACAAGAACAAGTTATTTGATAAACAATATGTATACAGTTTAACTGGTGTTGATACAAATCAAATTATGCTTTCTACTTTATTTTATAAATGTTCTGTGAAAATCACAGATAACAAACTGATTAACCTCAAAGATATTGTAGATGCCTATGGTACTTTATATAAAACTGATAAAGATGATGAAATTATTAGTTACACATACCCTAAAGGTAATTATATGTCTTACTTTAGACAAACTGAAAGTTTAAAAATTTCATATCAAAAAGTGAATATAGTTAGAAGGAAAGTTTGCAAACCTGTAATTTATAATACCTTAGAAAACTTTTCCTTAAGACTATCTCAAGACAACATGATGATTTTATCTGCAATTGAAAAGAATCCGGACATCAAGAATATTTTCACCAATCCTATGAAATATGATGGATTGAAGCAATATTTAATGAATTCATTGCCAGGCAGCGATGATGAAAAGCTACATTTTATAAAAAATTTTGATCCTTCTGAAAAAGAAGATCGTGTCCGGTCAGGCTATTTATTTATACCTAGTCAAATTAAAATTGATACTCCTTCAAGATTTTTTACATACTCATTATTATATACCAGTCGTCGATATATGATCTCAAGCCAAAAGCCACAATTGTTTACACCAAGTGAATTTTCATTGGAGAGTAAGGGGTTTGAATTTTTGAAACACCAGTACTTATGCTTTAAATTAATTGCCAGATATTACAATGATAAAGCCAGAATTGAAAAAATTCAAAATTCTTTGCAAAATTGCACAATATGTTGTAAAAATCAATCTGCAATCAATGAAGTTTCAGAATATTTAAAATACCTGAATTACCCTGAATTTAGAGATTTTATTCCACAAATACCTTTTTGTGATTACACAACTTCACAGATTAGAGGCAAGAATGTATGGTATTCTTCTGCAGATTTTAAAATATATACTCATTTTGGGACAGTTGAAAGCAAATTATTGAACGGAGACATTTGGACTACATGGACTACAGATAATAGTGATCATTTACAGTCTCTTTGGAATTTATATAGAATTTTTTGCAACTCTAGAGGTATCAATTATGAAAGACCAGTATATCAAGACACAGGTTTTAGTACTCCAAGATTAGCATTTACAGATTTTGATACACCTTACATACCTATGGTTTTCACAACAGGAATGGTGTTGTCTCATAGTCAAATTATCTATAAGGAAAGTGTGATGCCTAGAATATCAAGAAGAGGAAAAAAGTTTTTTCTGAATGATCGTGTTGTAGAATTTGAATTATACGCTATTTATGATATTAGTCAAACCCTTTTTAACATGCATAATTTACAAGGTTTAAGGGATATTATATACACATTAGATTTGAAGGTTGATAGATCAGAATTATTAGAAAAATTTAATAATTCCAAAGCTTATAGAATAACATTGAATGATCCTTTACATTCATCGATATCTGAAAATAAGTATAATAAAACAGAAATGTTAGGTACTCCTGGTTCTTTCTCAAGAGCTTTGACAATTTCTGATGAGTTAAAACAAACTAGATATAGAACCTCTTATAATCCAAAATATATCACAAAGGGAGCAATTGAATTTGATACTGTGGAGGGTGTTCCAATAATGGATATGTTTGAAAAAGTTAATTATGCCAGAATGAGGCCTAATGAGAAGTTGAGTTTTGAAAAGGCTTTATCTGGTGAAACATTAACTTATTCTGATCAACAAAATTTGATCAATATAAAAAATAAAATGGGATTAGAAGCATTAGGGACAGCATTGGTGCTACATAAACATATTTTTAGAAATATGGTTGCAGGAAGTGTAGGTTTAGTTAGTGAAGAATCTTTACTGGAATTGCTTCACACAAGTATATTGGCAATACACGACTGTATGGAAAACTTTCCTAGAGAAAATTTAAAAGAAGAATTTAGGGGTAGTCCATTATCATTTTTTTGCATATTAAAAACATATATAGACAATGGTTCGAAACCTGAAGAATTGTCATTATTAATTGTAAGAGGTTTATTGAGGGCAAAAGCAGATAACGGATATAAGTTTTGGGGAATAATTTCAAACAATGTGTTGCTGTCTTCAATGATAATCAACAATAAAAACTTCTTAAATCTTATCAGCATGTACAAAGGAATAATCGTAAAACTAAAAAAGAAGAAAAGTGAGGCAATATACGATCCAAGTAAAAATGTCAGATTCAAAAAATTAATGTTAGCAAATATAATTGATTCAAAAATTGAAGGTGACTCTGATGATGTTAATGAAGTAATTATGTTTGAAGGTGAACCTTTAATATTAGATTCTGATGCTATTGATGCAGTAACAGGAGGGGATGATTTAGACGAAGATGAAGAATATGAGGAGAGAGAGTACAATGAAGACAATGATAGTTATAAGGCCTTATGTTTAACTGATGAAGACATAAAAATTGCTATGCAAACCACTGCATTAGAGGACTTTAGTAGCATAACCATATTAAATCCTGTGAAATTTGTCTGTTTCCCTTGGTTAGGGAAAGGTGATTACGATTATGTAACAAAAGACAGAATCACTTACTATAGAAGTTACTTCCCTGGGAGTCAAAATTTTAAATCTATTGACATTATGAAGGCGAACAAAGTATCACAAGTAGAATTTAGGGATATCGCAGAAGATAATAGAGAAAAATTCTTAAAGGCCGAGGTAGAGGCTCAGGAGAAAAGGAATGAATTAAAAGAGGAAATAGATAGAGATCAAAGGTTAATTGATGATCTGAAAATACAAATAAGTAGAAAAATGCTTTTAATAGAAGAAAGTGAAGGTAACATTGATTTTGAAGCAGAGATGAAAAGCATGTCACTCATGAAAAAGTCTCTGAAAGAATTAAAATCTGCTAATGCTAGAAGAGAATCTCAATATAAGAAGATGATGGATAATTTTAACTTAAAGAGAAGACAAAGAGAGGCAAAACAAAATAAAATGTTGCCTAAAATATTAAAAAATAGAGAGGATGCTATTGAAAGTCTTAAAATGTTGAATATATTTAATCCAAGATTAGTGAATAAACTATTTCCTGAAACACAAGTTGAGTTTGAATCTGTAATGGATAAAATTTTGAATATTTTTGAAGAAAACCATATGGAGAGAAAGATTGATGAAATCATAAGAAATAGATCTTATGGAAGGTCTAATTTGCCAGGGTTTCAAGGATTATTAGAAGATAGTGTTCTTTTGGCTGAATTGAAAGCTTTGTTCGGCGACAATTGTTATAGCTTAATACAAGGCTCTGTTAGGTTAACAACAAATTCTTATAATTATTATAAAAGAATGATAGAAAGACTATATTCTAGGGCTGAACCAAATGATAAGGCTATATTGATGTTTATGATGTCCATTTTGATGGATACAGTAACACATAATGAAAGTGATGTTTGGTTTACTGACAATTTGAACTCTTTGATAAACGAAATAGATTTAAGACAAAATCCAGCAGTTCCTAGTATAATGCTACCAGTTAACACTGATAATTATCAATTACAGTATACTGAGTTAGATCTTTTTGATTAAGTCTGTCTTAAATTTTAATCTTGAGAATGTTCGCTTTT